AACCTACCTGAAGATACTAAAAAAGAGTATCTACGCACTATGGTATTGCTTGACGAAAAGAAAAAAGAACAAGCAATCAAAGATGACTTTTTAAGTTTTGTTAAACACATGTGGCCAGAGTTTATTGAGGGCGAACACCATAAGATTATGGCGGAGAAGTTTAACAGAGTTGCGCGAGGCGATCTCAAGCGATTAATTATTAACATGGCGCCTAGACATACCAAATCAGAATTTGCCTCTAACTATTTGCCGGCGTGGATGATTGGTAATAAACCTGATTTAAAAATAATCCAAGCAACTAATAATGCCGAGCTCGCGGTTCGGTTTGGTCGTAAAGCCAAGACGTTAATGGAACAAGATGAATTTAAAAAAATCTTTAACACACGTTTGCGTGAAGATTCTAAAGCTGCAGGTAAATGGGAAACCGATCAAGGTGGTGAATATTATGCGGCGGGTGTTGGTGGTAGTATCACGGGCCGTGGTGCGGACTTACTTATTATTGATGATCCACACTCAGAGCAAGATGCCATGAACATGGCTAGTTATGATCGGGTTTATGAATGGTACACATCAGGACCTCGGCAACGACTGCAGCCTGGGGGCAGGATAATTGTCGTGATGACACGGTGGAACGTTGCTGATCTAACAGGTAAACTCCAACGTGCACAAAAAGAACCAAAAGCAGACCAATGGGAAGTAATTGAATTCCCGGCAATCTTGCCAAGCGGTAATCCGGTGTGGCCGGGGTATTGGAAACTAGAAGAGCTTGAAGCAGTGAAAGCATCCGTAAGTATACTAAAATGGAATGCACAATACCAGCAAAATCCCACAGCTGCAGAAGGTAGTATTATAAAACGCGAATGGTGGAAGTGTGGGAGAAAGATGAACTACCACCACTACAACATGTCATACAAAGTTATGATACCGCGTTTATGAAAAAAGAAACTGCCGATTATAGTGCTATTACCACCTGGGGTGTTTTTACCCCAGACGAGGACAGCGGACCGCAATTAATCTTAATTGATATGGTTAAAGATAGGTTTGAGTTCCCCGAACTACGGCGCGTGGCCAAGGAACAGTATGATTATTGGAAGCCCGAAACGGTGATCGTGGAGGCAAAAGCGTCAGGACTGCCATTAACCTACGAATTACGTAAATTAGGCATACCTGTTATTAACTTTACACCAAGCAAAGGAAATGATAAACATACTAGGATAAACTCTGTTGCACCGTTGTTTGAGTCAGGAATGGTTTGGGCACCGGATACGAAATGGGCAGAGGAAGTGATTGAGGAATGCGCTGCATTCCCGCTAGGTGAACATGATGACTTAGTGGACAGCATGACTCAAGCAGTAATGAGATTTAGACAAGGTGGCTTTGTTGACCATCCCGAAGACTATGAGGATGAACCGTTGCCACAACAACAAAGGACGTACTATTAATGTCGAAGGCAAAAATAATAAAAGGTTTACTATCTTTATTTAAAGAAAAGACTTCTAAGAATAAAGCTAAAAGAATTATAGCTAGTGGTGAAGATCCTGCTGAGTTAGGTTTTGCTAAAACAGTAGACATGGGACCACCACGTGATCCTGGTGTAGATTATGAAACTGCAGCCGCACTTAAAAAATCACGTAAAATTTTTGATGCCCAACAAAAAAACTTAAGCCCACTACAAGATGAGTTGGATAAAATGCTTAAAGCAGAACAAAAGTCTTTGGATGATAGTTTAACTAAATTAAAAATTGCTACATCTGAAATGGACGAGATGACTAAAGTGCTGGATGAGTTTAATCGTATTGCCGATGAAGAGGGTATTGAGGAAGCTTTAAAAGCTTTTGATGGTTTAATGAATCCAAAGCGAACGTTGAACGCGGCCGGCGGTAGAGTTGGTTTAGCTAATGGCGGCGAGCCAATTTCAGATTTAGCCCTACCAATGACCGAAGAAGAAATTTTAGAACGAAGAGCAGCCGCTTTCAAAGCCAAAGATTATTTAAGGCTTGATCCAATGGGCTCAGAAGGCTACAAAGAAAATTTACAGCTTCAACATAGATTTCAAAAACCTACCTATGCTGAACCCTACTATGAATTTGACAAAGATAATAATAGAGTGCATCCTTACGGCTTAGAAATGGCGGACATAATGCAAAAAAAAATGCCACCAGTGCCTGGTTTAGCATTAACTAAAGATGTAGATAAAGTAATTAAAAAAGACATGTTGGATTATGAAAAAGCTTATAAACAAGCTACCAGTAAAGAATTTCCTGATATTTATAAAAGAGCTGTTAAAACACCTTATACTAATCCCACCACACTAGGTAGTTATATGGATGATTTTTATACTGACGATGGATTAAATCTTGGTAATCGAATAGGAATAAATTATGGGGATTACGAAGATTTGTACAAAGATGGTGATGTAAGTATGGGTGAGCTTATTATGCATGAGTTTGGGCATAATCTTTTTGGTGAAGAAAAAGACAGTCTTGGTTATAAAATTGCACCTCTACCAGTTGGGCGTGAATATGTTGCAGATAAATTAGCTAGCGCACCAGAATTACGTAGAAATATTTCTAATGTACAAGAAGAAATATCTGACAAAGGTGGATATGATACTCCTGGTGAAGAAAGAATAGCTAGAAGATTTACTGATATATTAACAGATATGATAGGTAACAGAAAAGGCGAAGACGAAGAAGCATTAGACCGTATGTTAGAGCAAGGTAATAGTAGTTATAGTGATCACATTTATGGTTATGGTAAAGCTGATTTTGAACAGGGTTTACAAGACATGTTAGATGCGGGTCTTGAGCCTACAGAAAATTTTAAAAAAGAATTTTTAAATAGAAATAAAGGCGGTAGAGTTGGCATGTTATCCGGTGGCTTAGCCAAAGGTATTATGCAAGCAGTGCAACTTGCCAAAAGAGGTGTTAAACCTTTTGGTGAAAAACAAACTTACAAACAAAATTTACAAAATTTAGGTTTAGCTAATGAAAATGCTTTGGTAAATAATTTTACTAATAGATTAGACAAAATTATGAAAACTAGACAAAGTCAAATACCAGAAGATGATCTTTATGATTTGTTTGAAAACATTGCAACCGGTAAACAATACGATATGGTTTCAACCCCTATAAAAAAAGATATGCTTGCAGCAGTAATGCAAGCTATGCGAAAACGTAATGTTGATGGTAGTGACTTTCAAAACTTTATAGCTGACATAGCACCTAAAACTAAGCGAGATATTTTACCTAACGATGTACAAAGTTTATTGAAACAGATAGATGAGAGCGATGCTTTTATGGAACAGTTAAGAGGTAAACCTAGCAGCAAAATTGTACCGTTTAAACCAAAGACAAAAAAAGCAGACGGTGGTATGGTTCTTAATGATATTCTTCGTTCAAACGTTTCTAGCGAAGAGGGTTATGAAAAATTTTTACAAGAACTAGGGCAACGTGAAAGAGAAGAATCACTTGTAAGACTACAAAAAGAGAGGGACCTAAACCAAGAGCCTTCAGACGCAGATAAATTAGCAATGCTATTAGCAGAACGAGATATGCAACCAAAGCCTCCTGGTTTTGTTTCAAAAATATTTCCACCAAAAAAGAAAAAACGTGTTGGTGTAGAGGGTGAAATAAAAGAAGATTTTGCAAGAATTAACTATGGTAAACCAGTTGGAGAAGATATGTTTATACAAGGTGGTGTACAATATCCTTATGACGCAGATCCGTTATTAGAGCTTATATTAAACAAAAGATTAGACGATGATTTGTTTTTAAATGCTAGCGCTCGTAAAATTAAAGATCAAGATCCATTTTTTGGTGTTGAAGTACAAAAAACATTTAACCAAGGTGGTTTAGTGCCACCGGAAAAAGGCCCGGTGTCCGATGGCATGGGAAGTTTATTTAGGAGAAAATAATGGCTATAGATAAAGAAATGATACCAGGCAAAATGCCTACAGACATTCTACCGGAAGATGTAGAACTAGAGGCACAAGATTTAAACCCATCTAACGATATGAATATTGAGATGATGGAAGACGGTGGTGCAGAAATAGATTTTGATCCACAAGCAGAAGCGATGCAAGGCGCAGAACAGCATGACGCTAATTTAGTAGACTTTTTAGAAGATGCTGTAATTGGTGAAATATCTAGTGACATTTTAGCAGAGTTTGACGAATGTGATTCTTCACGCTCAGAATGGGAACAAACTTATAAAGAAGGTTTAGAGCTATTAGGTTTTAAATATGAAAATAGAGCAGAGCCGTTTCAAGGTGCATCTGGTGCAACTCACCCCGTATTAGCCGAAGCGGTAACACAGTTCCAAGCACTAGCTTACAAAGAATTATTGCCTGCAGGCGGACCAGTTAGAACGCAAGTTATGGGTCTTGAGTCTTCAGAAAAAGTAGCGCAAGCAGCTAGAGTTAAAGATTTTATGAACTATCAATTGATGGTTAACATGAAAGAGTACGAACCAGAGTTTGATCAAATGTTATTTAACTTACCACTGTCAGGTTCTACTTTTAAAAAAGTTTATTACGATGCACTCTTACAAAGAAGTGTATCTAAGTTTGTACCGGCAGAAGATTTATATGTGCCATACACAGCTACCTCATTAGACGACACCGAAACAATTATTCATCGTGTTAAGATGACTCACAATGATTTAGTGCAACATCAACTAGCTGGTATTTATAGCATGGATGCAGAAATTGGTGACAGTGGCACGTATCAAAACAATGACGTACAAGAACAAAAAAATAAATTAGATGGTACTGAAACTAATAAACATGATGTGCATTCTATTTTAGAATGTCACGTTAATTTAGAAATAGAAGGTTTTGAGGATATCAATCCTGAAACTGAAGAATCTACTGGTATGAAGTTTCCATACATTGTTACTCTTGAAGAGGACACCGGAGAAGTTTTAGCTATTAAACGAAATTGGAAAGTTAACGACCAATTAAAAAAACGACAAGATTATTTTGTACACTTTAAATTTTTACCAGGACTAGGCTTCTATGGATTTGGGTTAATTCATATGATCGGCGGACTTTCTAGAACCGCCACAGCCGCTCTAAGACAACTCTTAGACGCCGGCACCTTGTCTAATTTACCAGCCGGATTCAAGATGCGTGGCATCAGAGTCCGCGACGAAGCGCAACCGTTGCAGCCGGGCGAGTTTCGTGATGTAGATGCCCCTGGTGGAAACCTTAGAGACGCGTTCATGCCATTACCGTTCAAAGGACCAGATGCAACCCTATTACAATTAATGGGTACAGTGGTTCAGGCCGGTCAACGCTTCGCGAGCATAGCAGATATGCAAGTGGGTGATGGTAACCAAGGTGCAGCAGTCGGTACGACCGTCGCGCTCTTGGAACGCGGATCGCGGGTTATGTCAGCAATCCATAAACGTTTATATGCGGCAATGAAATGTGAGTTTATGTTATTGTCAGAAAACTTTGTAACTTACTTACCAGCAATGTATCCGTATGATGTTGTTGGTGGCCAGAATCAAATATTTAAAGAAGACTTTAGTCCGAAGATAGATATTATTCCGGTTGCAGATCCAAACATCTTTTCACAAACACAACGTATTAGCATTGCGCAATCAGAAATGCAGATTGCTATGACTAATCCACAGATGCATAATATTTATCATGCGTATCGACACATGTATGAAGCGCTTGGAGTTAAAGATATTGATCAATTATTGCCACCACCGCCACAACCTTCGGCGTTAGACCCAGCAAGTGAGAATATACTGGCCTTAAATGGTAAAAAGTTTCAAGCTTTTCCAAAACAAGACCACCAATCGCACATGAAAACGCATTTAAGGTTTATGGGCACTACAGTTATTAGAAATAACCCAGCAGCTATGGGCATGTTGCAACAAAATTGTATGGAACACATACTTTTAATGGCAACTGAGCAAGTAGAAATGGAATTTGCACAGCAAAAACAACAAATGGAACAAATTATGCAACAAGTGCAGCCGTTAATTCAACAAGCACAGCAAAATCCACAAATGCAACAACAATTACAGCAGGATCCAAAGATGCAACAGATACAACAGCAAGAAACTAACTTACAAATGCAAATGGAAGCTAGAAAAGCACAATTAATTGCAGAATTTAGCGATGACTTTGCAGAAGCAGAAAAAGAAGTCTTGAATCAAGTTGAAAATGATCCATTATTAAAGCTAAAAGACCGTGAACTAGACTTAAAAGCACGTGAAGAACAGGCTCGACAAGAAGAGGCTGAAGAAAAGATTAATCTAGAACGAGCTAAAATGATGCAGTCGAAAGAACTAGCAGAAGACAAAATGGAACAAAATGACGAACACCAAAAACTTAGAGCTAGTGTATCACTAGCAAAAGATGGTATAAAGAATATGCAAGCAACAATTAAACAGAGCAGTTAAATGGTTAGTTATTCAGACGCACTAAAAATGATGCAAGGNGGTGAAGATCGCACTGGCTATGCTGACATGATCGACACCTTAGGTCAACCTGGTGATTTGTTAGCACAAAGACGTGCTGAAGCTGAACAACGACGCTCACTTATGGAACTACTTTCTTCACAAGGTGGCGATGAAATTATTGGTGGCGATATTACCGGTGGTAATGTTTTAGGTTCAATTGTTCCTGATGATACTGGTACTATTGAAACCATTTCTGATAATCAATTAATGTCTGGAAGTGTAACTAAGGACCCGTATGCTTTAAATTTAGATGACGAATATATTTATGAAGCAGATGCACAACAACAAGCATTTGATGATTTATCTAATTTTGTTAACCCTGATAATATAGAAACGGCACTACAAATTGGAGCGCTTGGAGTTCCTGGTATCATTGCAGGTCACGGAATGAATGCAATTAGAAACCCCATACCAGATTCTATGGACGCCGTTGATGATCCTGTTTATAGCGATGCTTTAGACAGTTCTGGTTTTTTTAACCAAGATTCACTTGATAGACAAAGACAAATTAATGATGCGTTTGAAAACGGTACAGAGTTTCCTTATTGGTATAATGAAATGGATCACGAAGGCTCTATAGCAGGTGAATATTTAGCAGACGGTGGCCGAGTAGGAATGCAACAAGGTGGTATGCCAGCACCTGCATTGCTAGGAGTTTCTAGTGGTAGTTTAGGTTTTGGCGGTGGTCAACAAAACATGGCAAATTTCCAAGATGCTATGTACCGACCTCCATTAAACCGACCACCAATGCGAGGGGACCCTGATTTTGTTTCAGGTCCTGGATTTGGTATGCAGCCTACACCAATGCCTTTTCCAGTTGGTCCTTTTAAACCTATGCCTTTTCAACCATCACCAATGCAAACAGCTGATTTTGATTTTGGTGATTATTTAGGTGGCAGCGATCCGTTTGCCGCGGACTATGATCCGTATGTCAACGCAACGGGGACCGGGGCTTATGATCAATACGGCATGGGCATGACCCAAGAAGATATAAATAAAGTTTTTGCTGATACCGATAAGTTTAGTTTAGCCGCACAAGCAGCTAAGAAAAAAGCTGAAGAAGAAGCAGCTAAGAGAGAACAACGCCGTAGAGGTGAAGGCCGAGGAAATCGTGACTTTGGTAGAGAAAGACACATGAGAGATGTACAAAGAGCTAATAGAGATGTTTCTGAAGGCGGTAATAGAGGCGGTCCAGGA